AAATAATGGTAAAAAATATATTGAAAACATTTATAACAATTATGACAAAATCATAAAAAGATTTTTTGAATTATATCCACTTAAAGTTTTAGATGAATAAAAAATTTAATAAGTTTTAATTTTTAGACATTTTCTCATTTGAAATGAGTATTTTAAATGAGAAAAAAGGCGTAAAACACAGAATTATCTATTAAATACATTATAATTCACGTCTCTTCAATTAAATCTAATGCTTTTAATCTGTTAAAAAATACTCTTCTTCCAGAATGTAATTTTTTCATTTCCCATTCCATATCATATATTAATTTATTAACTTTTTCTTCAATATTTACAGCCCCTTCGCTCTTTGCTTTAGTCTTAAGTTTATACAAATTTTGTAACTCTTCATTAATATTAAAATACTTACTATAAAAGTCCGCAAAACTACTTTGCATTTCGCAAACAATTTCATTATACGTTTTCGTAGGCATATTTTCAAACTTCATTATTTCTTCCAAAGTGGCAGAACCTAATTCTTCCCTCTTTTTTTCCAAAAATTTCTTATAAAATTTAACGCATCCTTTATCAAAATCCAATAAAAACACATAACCTAATTCTTCTGTATGGTTAACAATATATCCAGCTTCTAAAATATTTATAAAACTACTTTGACACAGATGTAAAACAATAGTCCAATCGCTATTTTTTTTTATATCTAGAGAACCACTCTCCAGATTAGTAAAGATTTTATATCGTTCAATCTCCTCTTTTTTTGGCTTACCTTTTGCTGTTTTAATAGATTCAAACGCGCTTTGTAATGCATCTTTTGAACCATAATGTTTTATCAATATATAAATTTCTCTAACTAATATTTGCCAAAGTAATTCAGCATCACTTTCAACAAACATAATTCTTTTTTTATTACCTATTATATAACCAAATACACCTTGCGTTTCCATTTATTAAAATATAAAAATAAATTGTTTTTATATTTTTTCAAAACAATTTAAACAATAAACCTGTATTAAAATAAATATACACCTTTGAAATGGCAAACAAATATTTATTCATTATAAATAATCTTTTTTCCATTTATGACAGAGTAATGTTATTAAAATTATTTGTTGACAGTTCAGACAACGAGCTACATACCAAATATCTTCAAGCTGCCGAAAAACATAATAATAAATTATTCAATAATCCTCATCATATTGACGCAGGATTCGATTTATACGCGCCAGGTAAAGAACCGAATAACAGCGACGCATTACCTTTTTATGGTTCAGGATATATAAATAAGCTAGATACAAAAGTATGCTGTTCGGCTAAAATATACACTGATTCAAAAAAAGTATATAATACTGGATATTATATGCATCCTCGTTCTTCGCTTTCAAAAACACCACTTCGTCTAGCAAATTCAACAGGAATTATTGATTCTGGATATAGAGGCCATTTAATTGGTATGTTTGACGTAATTCATAGTAGTAAAAATCAAACAGAAATAAATGCACCAGATTTTTATGGTGCCAAATATGAACGCTACTTACAAATTTGTGCTCCTAGTTTAGTACCAATAGTAGTAGAAGTAGTGGGTTCAATGGAAGAACTAGGAGAAGAAACGGAAAGAGGTCACGGAGGGTTCGGCTCGACAGGACGCTAATATAAATTACCTCTTTAAGCCTATAATAAATAAATAATCTAATAAATTAATAATATATGGGATTATTAAAAAACTTAAAAAATATATTTACTGAAAATAATAAAACAAAATTAATCGGTCTATTAACGGTACTGGTATTTGTATGGTTAGTACTTTATTTTATTCCTGATCTATTAAATTCTATCTTAAACACATTTTTAGGAAATATAATTTTATTAATATCTATTATTTTAATAACATCGATAAACTATAAATACGGAATAATTTTAGCTTTAACAGTTTTCATATTAAAAAGATATTCCTATATGTCATCAACCTCAAAAATAAGTTTGAAAGAAGGTTTTAATTGGACCGATAAATCTACAAGTGATTTTTTAAAAATACAATCTACAATAAATCGTAATACCATATTCGACACTCAAATGATACAAGAATCACAAGCGAGTCAGGAAGAAGTAGACTATTTTAATAGTAATGGACGATGGCCTTGGTCGCAAGAAGCAATTGAATTATACGAGGAAGCTGTAAGTAGAAATCCTTATATAAGAAATTTACCCCAAGATGAAACGAATCGCGTAAGAACCATTTATAACCAAGCAGCTATTTTGCGAATATTGGGAATGCAGAATGAAGAAGGTCAGTTCCTCATAAATGGAATACTTATAAAGAATAGGGACTCAAATGGAATCAATAACCCAGAAAAACTAGATAGTGGTGTTGGTGACTTTGGATATAATTCAGGATTAATAGGACACTTAGAAGATGATATAATAAAATGTAAAAGTGATAATTCAGGATTAGAGAGAATAACCTATACAGGTAAAGGACAAATTTTTGGCGAACAAACCAAAAAAATAACCGATATTAATAGCAGCGAATTAGAAAATATAATTCCAGGATTCAAATTTTTAAGCGAAAAAAAGTGTAATCCTTGTGTAGCTTTAAACCAAACCGCGGATTATTCTTGCCCTTTCACATTAGATCTAAATGGTAAAAGTCAAAACCAACACCCGAAAGTCAGTAATGTATGGTAATACTTATGGAGTATATAATTAATAATTATAATAATAACTAATAATTATAATAATAAGCAATAATTATAATATTTGTAATATATTTTTTATAAATATGATGTATTATGGAAGGATGTAACATAAATATTGTTGTTTCAAGATACAAAAAAAATGTTGACTTTATATATAAAATAAATAATAACAACAAAAATATAAATTTTCTAATATATGATAAAGAAAATAGTAGTAATCCATTAAATATTCCAATAAATAAAGGTAATGAAGCATCAGTTTATCTAAAATATATTATAGATCATTATGATAATTTGTCAGATTTTACATTTTTTATTCACGATGATGAATATTCTTGGCACCATTCAGGCTCTATAATTGATAGATATAATGAAGCCATAAATTCAAAACAATTATTTTACAATATTAATAACTATTATCTAGATTCGTATTCGCATATTGGACAAAAAAAAGAATTAATGAAATGGTATAATCAATTTATTGAACCGTATATACCATTTGAAAAATTACCAAATAAAGATTGGTTAATCGGATATAAAGGATGTGCGCAATTTTTAGTACATAAAAGTTTAATAACAAATTTACCTCTTAAATTTTATCAAGACCTTTATGAATGGATTTTAAACTTTCACAACGGTAAATTATCTGGATATTTTTTAGAGTGGACGTGGCATTTATTTTGGGTTATATATCCTAAATATATAAAATAATTGGTAAATTTTTAATCATGTTTTTTCTTCGTTAAAAATGTAAACAAATTATCATCTTCATCGCTACTACTATAAGTAAAGCTTGTATTACTATAATTACTTTTTGTCTTCGCAGAAAATGTATTAGCGTCTCCTTCTTCTTCTCCTCTAGAGCTAATATCTCGCATCAACTTTGCAGCTGTAGGTGTAAGATAAGGCATATCCGAAAAGTCTGAAACATTATGCTGTAAACATGTCTTATCTAAACTAAGAAATTTCGGAATACTACACGACGAACCATTTAGTTCTTCATCTTTTGTATCTATATCTCTATCACCTATATCTTTTGGCGTTTGCGTTACATTATAACATCTCTGGTTACCCTGTGAAACCTGTCTAGCACACGAATACATCGCACCATATCTCGTTCCAATTGTTTTATATGAAATATATATATCGTCACATAAATTTTTAAGAAATTTTTCTTCAGTCAAACCATTATCTTGCATATATTTTTTAATATCTTTAATTAAATCAATTAATTTATACTTTAAGGAATTTTCATTTTTTTCTCTTTTTGTTAAAATATTCAGTTCTCCTGAAGTTTCATCATCATTAACAATTTGAGAAAATATATTTTTTCGTGAATCCAAAACGTTATGTTGATTTTGACTAACTTCAAACAATAGCTCGAGCGTTTTTTGTCTATATAAATACTTTGTATAATCCGTATTAGTATCAATTAATTTAGGTACACAAAGAAATAAATTGTCATCAGTCATAATAAAATTTATAATTACCTCACATAAGTCAGGAGTACTCGAAGTAATATGAAAAATCTTATTTGCTTCTCCAACAATATTTCCAAGACATAACTTATCCGTCCACTTATTCATTTTAAAATCATAGATGAAACCGTTTAAAACTTCTATCTCGACATCTTCCAAATATTTATACAAAATTCCGTGTAACACCTCTCCATAAACCAATCCAGCCTTTTCAAGAATATCTATAAAATAATATGAGCTATTCTTCTTAGAACTGATACCATTAAGTAACATAGCATCGTGGTTTATGCCAAAACCGATAAACGCGTTAATAACCGAGTCATCGCACACTAAATCTTTTAGTGCATCACAATCAGAAATACCGTCAGTAGCCTCACCATCTGTCATAAATATATGGCTAATATTATGGTGTGGATATTCGCCCCTTAATTCGCCGATATATTCTTTCACGTTTGTTAAAGCGATCTCAATATTTGTACTACCTTGTGGTCTTATATTTTCAATGACACGAATCATTTCCTCCACACTTTCATTGTTAACAATTATCCTCTTAAGAATATGCGAAAATTTGTTATCAAACGCAAAAATAGTTATATAAAAATTAATATTATTAATATTATTAACATTATTATTTAAATCATTTAAATACAAAATCATATTTTTCAATGTATAAATAATATGATGCATTTTGGTTCGTCCATCGCTACATAAGTCACCCATAGAACCAGAACGGTCAATAACAAAAATTAATTCTTGTGTAGCCTCGGTAATTTTACAAGATGGGGCGACCATTTTGAGAATACCAAAAAACTCATTTTCACAAGGATTCCCTGATATATTATTATTCAATGGACTATTTTCAAAATTGATATAAATATCTTCAAAATATGGATAAGACATTTTATATTTATGATTGTATTATCATACCGTAAAAAATGTTTAAGTTTTTTTAACATATTATTAATCTCATAAAAAATAAAAAGTATTTTAATTTTATACAAAGTATGAAATTAAAAAATCGCTTCTACTAGGAATCGAACCTAGGTTGGCCGGTTAACAGCCGGCTATTTTACCATTAAATTATAGAAGCAAAAATGAAACCAAATCCCGCAAATAGCAAAGAAACGTTTCGATCGTTTGACCCTCTGGTTATGAGCCAGATGCGCTCCCGCTGCGCCACTTTGCTAAAAAATAAAATATATACAGGCTCCAATTGTCATACGACAATTAATTCTTATTTTTTATTAAGAAAGTTGCTGTATGGAGCCTTCACATATTATAATTACAATATGTCTTTAAGTAGTTTTTTTGAATAATTTATTTCTTATTAAAAATATTATACATAATTTTTATGAGCGAACACAATAAATTTTATGATATGGTTTATATAATAAATTTAAAAAAAAATAAAATAAATAAACAAAAATCACACTTCCAATTAAAAACCCATAATTTTAAAAATTATAAATTTATAGATGCCATTAATGGAAAAAATAAATACTATTTACAATTATATGACACAATTACTTCTTCTATGACAGAATCACAAATTTTATACCATTTTCAAAAAGGCGCGTTAGGTTGTTTTTTGTCTCACATCCTATGTATTCAAGATGCCAAAAAAAATGGTTTTAAACAAATTTTAGTTTTAGAAGATGATTTTATCATAATAGATAATTACAATGAAGAAATAATAAATTTATTTAATAATATTAATGTCAATTGGGATTTTATTTACCTCGGAAAAAAACAATCAAATATAATTAATGAAAAATATGTATATAAACCAGATTATGAAACTTTTGGAACACATTCAATCCTAATAAAATATACCATATTTGAGTCTATTATAGAGCTGTCTCATAAAATTACTAATGCTATAGATGTTTGTTTGCAAAAATTATACGATAAATATAATTTTTATGCTGTGTGTAAAGACCTATTTATTTCTGACGATACTACAAGCGATATACAAATAGCAGAAAAACCGACAAGCGCGTGGAATTGGGATTTAACACTGTATAAAAAAATAAACCATTTATTTATAAAAAATTGCATCATTAATGGGTCAAAAAAATTATATGATATATATTACTCTTATATTAAGTATTATTATCCAACATTAAATGTATATTTTTTTGATGAAAATGATATTCAAAAAATAAAAGATAAAAACATATGCGATAACAGCATAATTATTTGTGCCC